TTACTTCAAACAAACCAGTTACAGTACTAGTGCCGACCCCTAACGCACCTGTAACATTAAGTTGTCCTGCCACACTACCATTTATATCTGCTGTAGCGTTAAGGAATATGCGAGGTGTGGTTATATTGGTTATAAAGGTCGGTGTAGTAAGGTTAGCTTTTAAGTCGAGTGCTGTCTGTTGAGCGGTTGATACAGCTAGTGCCGCTTGATGTTGAGTCACATTAGATTGTTGGACTCTAGCGTTAGCGAGTACACCGCTGGTAAGGTCGGTTGCATTAGTTGTGGCTAGGGCATCACTACCGTTAGTTCCATTAGTACCATTTGTTCCGTTTGAGCCTGCTGAACCCGTAGCACCAACAGCTCCCGTAGAGCCAGTCGCTCCTGTTGCACCTGTTGCCCCATTACTGCCAACCATTGTAACTGCTACATTATTACTAGGCACTGTAACAGCAACATCTATTTGTGTAGTAGCAATAGATACATCAATATCTGTCATATTATCCTTTTAGTAGTATCTTGCAATACAGAGAATGTGCCTGTCCTAGTGCTTTTAATTTTGTTTCCGCTATCTCTTAACTGAAAGTCATACTTATAATCGCCTACTGCTACCGAAGTTTCAGTATCAGAAAGTTGTATTGTAGTAAGCCCACCCAAAGGTGTTGTGTGGACACTTATATCTTTAGTAATTATAGCGTTGTTATCATTAGCTTTTGTATTATCGGCTGTAACTGTAAAAAATACTGTCGACCCTGTTAAATTTAGAGCAGAGCCATCATCATTAGTAAACGTCATGTTTAGTGTAATATCATCGCCTCTTATTATTTCAATCTTACTCATATTTTTAGTATACTCCTATACATTGTTATATCTTATAGACTTAGCCAGCTTGTTGGTATCTACTACTACCTTACCCTTTTGAGTTCCAGTATAAGTGGTGGTGTCGCTCCATATGGCAGTTCTTGTAGCTTCGGCAGCAGCAGCAGGGTCACCTAGTGTTTCTGGTGTTAGCTGGAAAGCAAGTGGTTGACCCTCATACCAGATGTCAAGACCAGATATAAGGTTAGTACCTCCGTTAAGGTCATCAACGAAAGCCTTTCCGCCAGCTACTGTACCCCTAGCAGTTAATCTAACTGTTGCTACATCGCTTGTACCAGAGGTGTTGACAAGTCCAAGCCTATAAACAGCGTTGTTGCTTGTCGGGTCGGTTGTCTTAGTCATGGTAACTGTTTGGTCAGCTACTAATGAACCAGGTAGGAATAACTCAGCCGTTAGAGTCGAGCCAACGTCAGCTAGTGCAGTTGCATTGCACCAGAAATCACCAAAGACTGAGATAACTTCGCCGACTCTGACAGGTATACGATATTGAAATCTAAGACCAGTAGCCGTTTCAGGTAACAGAGCAGTAGCTAATGAACCTGCTGTAGCAACAGTGGTTTCGTCTAATCCTGCGCCAGATGAGTACCCTGAACCATTTGTGGTGTACCAACGGTGTCGGTTATTAGTTGTGTTATACCTATGGAATCTTGCTAGAGAACCCTCTAACTGGTTAATATAGTTACTTATTAAAGTAGCAGACCCGAAGTTGCAGCTATTAAATAGAGCGGTGTTTTGTGTTGAGCTAATTGTAAGAATGTCTATAGCGTTAGTAAAGAAATTACCAAATCCGCAGTTGTTAAACTCACTCTCTGTAGAGCCATTTAACACGATTGCTTGTAGCCTACCTGCGTTAAAACTACAAGAGTTAAAAGTATTACTACCAGATGATGCGACACTGACTGCACCAATGTTAGCTGTAGCGTTTGAGTTAGTTCCGTAACTATGGCAATTAGTGAATGTATTTTTATACGAAGTAACTGCTAGACCGATAAACTGACCACCAGTAGTTCCAGCTTGTCCGTTAAAGTAAAAGCAATCCACAAAGTTTTTGTTAGATGTTGTGGATACGCCTAAAGCTGCGTTAGACAAGTTCGTAGCGAGGCAGTTATAAAAGATGAGTCCTGAAATCGTTTGTGTAGACGTAGTTCCTTGGATGTTTATGACGTTACGGTTGCCAGTAGAGTTTTCAAATATAACAGCGTTATCGTAAGTAGAGGCAAAACCAGTCGCTGATGTTAAGTAATCAAGGTTTAACCCATGAGATGATGCTCCTGATGGGTGCTCAAACCTACAGCCGTTAAACGAACTGCCAGAGTTAGCGACTGCCATATATGCCTTATAACCTCTTGTTGTAGTGAGAGGCTTAACAACACAGTTGCTTGTCATATTAGCAATATGCACACCTACTGCATGAGTAAAACTTAAACCACTTTCAGCACCGCCAGAAGTAGCAGAAAGCACATAAGATGTGCCAGAGTTACGAGTAATTATAAAACGCTTTTCATTCTGGTTATGAGCGGTTGATGTACCTACGACTATTTCATCGCCTACTTGCCAATCTTTAGTTACGCTAATTATCATAGGACTTGCTGCCGTTCCTAGACCAGAAGCGTATGTTGAGAAGTTATTTCGTCTCAAGCCTACAAATAAGAATTGTCCACCACGACTATTGGTAGCTTGCATAAACCCAAACTGACCGTTAGTTGTATTACTATCAATTATAGTTGTAGATACCCTTGTCATGTCAGCTACGTTACCAGAGCCATTGTATATGCCAGTTCCATAAGTGTTAATTGAACCCCTGATAGTTACTGTAGTAGAGACGGCTGTATCGTAAAGTACTGTTCCACCAGTTCCTACGGTTACAGCGGCACCAACAGAAGCTAAGAAGCCGTTAGATTGTAAAGTCTCCAAACCATCGCCAATCACGTTTGCTACTGTACCTGAGAGAGTTAAAGTCTTAGCTGTCATACCAGAGTTATGAAAGCCAGCCACCCATAAGTTATCATTGGCGTTTAGTGTTGTGGCGGTGTTATAAGTTACGCTAGTTGTTATGGTAGTGCCACTACCTGATACAAGCGACCCAGAGGTACCTGTATCGTTAGCTGCTCTAACGGTATAAGCCAAAGCGGTGAGTGTTGCAAAAGTGTAGGGAGTTGTAAAGCGAGCATAATTCCAGCCAAGTCTAATATCTGCGGGGTTCATAGTGGCAGATACTTTTGGTACTCCTGACTCCAATAAGCTAATAACTGCATTACCGAGTGTTGGTACACCATTATAAAAAACCCATATACCAGTGGCAGCATTAACGAGGTTAGGTGCAGTAAAGCCAACCGATGTTATACCAGCAGTTGTCAGGTTAGAGTTCGTACCACCAAGAGTAGTCGTACCTATATGGTCGTCGAATACACCTGCTGAGACAAAAGTTTTAAGTGCCATTAGACTTCCAGTATATCCCCGACTTTAAGTTTCCTCACCGACTTGTATTTAAACTCAAACTGGCTAGTGATAGACTTGATCGTGTCTGCTAATTGTTCTACGTCTGCGGTAGCTGAACTTGATGTCAGTACTTTGTTATTACCGTTCAGTATGTCAAATGCTGCTGATTGTTGTAGGTTTGGTTCTACTTCGCTGATACTTGTTATTATTGCTTTAAATGCCATGATGTCTCCTAGTTATATGTTTTTGCCGCTAATGATGTAAATGTATTATTAAACAAAATGTCCCCATCTGCATATTGAATAGTGGTCGGTGATGCAGACTCATCAATCCTAGTAATCTGCCAGGCTGCCGTTGCAGTACTAATACTTGCTCCTGTGGGCACAGCCTTGCCGATATAGGTAACATTCGTGGTTGTAGTATCGTCTATAATAGTAACGTATTTAGTTTCACCACCTCCTCCTCCGCCAGCTACAACTGTCACTGGGATAGATCCATCTGCTTCAGTAGCTACCTGTACAGATAGACCAGTAATAGGATCCTTATAAGGAACCATTCCGCCTCCGCCACCTCCTCCGCCGCCACCGCCAAACTTCTTCTTTTCTATTTTTGTGAGTAACTCATTAGCTTTTTCAAGATGTTGTTCAACAGTAGTAAGATCTGTAGGGATAAATTCTGGTGCTTCATAGGCACGGATGGCAGTGACCGCATCAACTAGTGGCTGCACCAGCGTAGAGATGTCTAGCTTTTCGACTACTACTTGAGCTTTAGGAACCTTAACATTAACGTCTGGTGCTTTGACTGTTAGTTGGCCAGCAAGACCCTTGATAGCACTGATAGTCTCATCTAGTTTTGTATTAGTGCTTGAGAAGTCTACCTTGACCGATTCTGGAGCTTCTGGGAGGTCGTTAGGTTTCTTTTCAAGTTCTAGTACAACTTTCTCTAAAAGAGTCGTCAGAGGACTTATATCGAGGGCATTTGCTTCGACCTTTTCAGATAGTTCACCAATAGCAGTAACAACCTTGGCCGCGTCAGGAGTACCAATCTCTTTCAGCTGGTTAGTAATCTCAGTTTTACTAGTTCTACCATTAAGGAATTTTATAAGTATTTTAGTGGTGGCTAGTTGAGCCTGGCGGATTTGGTCTAGTTTATCCAGTTCAGCCTGATGACGTTCCAGTTCAGCTTGCTTCTCAAGTCTTACAGCTGTTTTCTTTTGGTTTTCTAATATTTTAGCAGATGGCATGTTGTTATTATAGCAAAAACAACAAAAAAACGCCCTCCGAAGAAGACGTTAGTTTGTTTAGGAAGATTAGCTTACGCTTCTCTTGCCCACGAACCCTTTAGAGAAGTTACCAAAGGACCATTGGTTTCACCAGTGTTTTGAATAACTGCGAAATCACCAACCTTGGACAAAGCCTTAGTTAAGATCAAATCTTTGTTATCCACAGCTGTACCGTCAACTCCACCTTGGATGAGGTCGGCTGCAACTGGGCTAATTTGCACCAATTGCTGTGCGTTACCAGTTATTGCTCCAGTAGGACCGCTAGTAACCTGAACTCCACCAAGCTGTACTGTGAATACACCTTGAGCAGCAGTTGCAGGGAGAGTGTACACAATACCTGTAGCTATGGTGTTCTGGACATATCCAGAATCAGCGATAGTAAGTGTCTTTGCACTATCAACATCTACACCTTGACGTCCAGCGAATGGACCAGTTCGAATTTTGTATGCGTTTGCATTTGTCATATTTGCCATAATTTTTTCTCCTTTCAAGAGAATTATTGTTTATATCCCGTCATAAGCGTTTTATGGTAGGAGCGGTTTCCCGCCCCGACGCTCATCGGCTATTTACTTTGAAGTTTTAGCTTCTTCTTTTTTGCTAGCTGTGGCCTGAGCCTCAGCTTCTTCACGTTCCTTCTTCTCGCGACGTAGGTTAGCAAGTTCAAGCTGGTCAAGTCGTTCTTTATCTTCCTTCGCCTGAGAGACTGCATCAAGTGGTTGAACAGTTCCCTTCTGAAGTCCGATTATTGACTTAACTTCACCTTCATTTGCTGGACGTAGGTATTTAAAGCCTACCCGTATTGCTGCTTCAGCCTGGGAATTACCAAAGAGGGGGTCCTCAACGGTAATTACCTGGGCTAGCTCACCAGTTTCCTGGTCAATAGAAAATGAGTGTTGGTAAACACCTGAGCCTGGTACTTCTTTGTCGGAAGTTTCACGGGTTTTACCGCCTGTTTTTCCTTTTACATTTGTATCGTATGCCATATTTTTGTACTCCTTATACTTTAATTGTTAGGCGATTCTTCGGTATCGAATTGCAACACCCTTGTTAGTAGGGATGAATGCGTCGTAGTAACGTCGTCCGAATGCAACCATACCAGAGATACCGAATGGGAAACCGTCGCCAGTTTTGATTTCGTTAAACTTGGTAGGAGCTACTAGAACTTTTTTACTTACTAACATGAAACCGAAGTTTGCAACGTAGTAACTTACAGGACAGACAACAATTGTCATACCCATAACTGTACCAATCACACCTGTTGCTCGGTCAGCATTTGTACGGTCACAAGCTGTTTTGAACTCAGGATCACGGAATAGGAAAGCTTCGGCAGTTGGTTCGATGAACACAACAATGTCGTCTAGGCTTACTTTAGCGTTAATCAGAGCTACACGTTCTGCAAGAATACCTTGGAAGATATTAGATGCTGAAAGTGCTGAAGTAGTAACTTGTGAGTTTGCAACTGCATAAGTTGTAAGAACAGCCAAACGGTAGATGTCTACAGTTGGGACTGAAACTTCACGAACCTGTCGTTTAACAGCTTCGTCGATTGCAGGAACCATTTTACTGTCTTCACGGTTTCCACGATCAATTGAGATCGAGAAAGACTTGTCTTGTGAAAGAACGAAAGTCTGTGTACCGTTACCAAGTTCGACTAATTCGCCGTAGCGCATAGTACCAGAACGTTGGTAGTTATTCTCAGCTACAACATCCATGTTGTAGATGGTTACGGCATTGTTGCCGTTACTGAATTCTATATCTATTCCATTGTTGACAATAGAGTTTGTTTTTGCCTCAAGATAAAATCGTTCGTCAATTTTATTAAGGACGTCTGTTGCATAGTTTTGCATTGTTTATTTCCTTGTGGGTTATTAGCCCCAGTTCGAGAAACGTTCGAGTCGCTGTTGTTCTGGTGATTTATTACCAGAAGTAGTTGTCGTCGCACCTCGGCCTGGAGAATTTGCTTTGGATTCTTTCGCAATTCTCACACGTTCAGCCTGTTGCGCTTCATCGACAGCGATTTGAGTATCCGTTGTAGGATCCGACATATTAGCTTTCGCTAGCTTATGCCATTGCTCAAGTCGTTTAGGGTTTGTCCAATAAGCATGAGCCGCCCTTTTTTCTTCAGGCGTATCTTCTTTTTCGATCATCTCTTTCAAGACGATACCCATTGCCGTAACTTCTTCGGTAGACACTTTGTTAGTCGTCACATATTCAGATTGCTGTCGAGTAGCTCTTTCGGCATCTCTATCAGCCGTTAAATCATTGATCTTCTTTTCAAGAGGGTCAATTTCATCATCGTCTTCTGAAATATCTTCAGGTTTAACATTATGGATCTCCTCCCCTAATGCTTTAGCATCAGCGGCTGATTTCTTGGCTTGTTGTTCACGAGTGAACTCACGTTGGTTAGTACGAAGTTCCTGATAAGAAGTTCTTTCGTCATCCGTTTCAGGGGCTTTGTGTCCGCGCTTTACAATCCAATCGTCGAGATCTTCGTCGAAGTTGGAAGCGGGAGTGTCATCCGTACTAGTTGTGTCTTCCGACTCACCAGATGTGGTTGACTCTGCTTGGTTAAGGTTGTCGCTGTCTCCAGCGGTCTGTTGATCTGTTCCTGCTTGTGGGTCCGTAGCGGTTGTGACATCAGCTGTGTCGTCGCCAGTATTCGGGTTGTCCGCAGAAGTTGTAGATGTTTCCATCATTTCTCCTTAGTTTGTGTTTGAAAATTACTTAACTGTAATACAGTTATGGCTTAATAATACTATTGTGCAGTGCTTGGGTCAACTGTAACAGATGGGACAGTATTTGGAATAGCTAGCTGTCGTTCAATATAATCCAGGAGCTCCATAAGACCAGCTGATTTATCAAGATGAGTAACTCGCTGTTCGTGAGTAAAATAAAAGAGTTCCTGTTCAGGACTGCCGTCTTCTAGCTTTGCACCAGTAGAACGGTAGCCGACGCCATCTTGAGCTAGTTTTATGTGGTAGTCAGAGAATGACTTAGCCTTTTTCATGATATCAGCAATAACAGTATCGCTAGCACCAGCAAGATAAGCAGACTTCAGCCCAGCTGCATCTTCTTTACGTTCTTTAGTCTTACGAGCATGTAGCTCGACTTTTTTACGTTTTTCTTGAATTCTCTTAGCTACTTTTTCATTATCCATAATGGCTCCTTACCCTTAATAGATTTATTGTAGCACTTTATCCTGCTGTCATGCCAGTTGGCGCCATAGCAGGCTCTGGTGCTGGAGGTAGAACTGAGTCAACGCCAGGTAGTGGTGCTCCAGCAGTATCAGTCGTAGGATTCATAATATCTACGCCCCGTCCTGCTATCTCCATCATTTCTAATTGAGCTTCGGCCTCATGGACTGGATCTGGCTGGTATCCAGCTTTAAGTTCCATCTGCGCCTTCGTGTGAGCTGTAGCGTCTTTGTAGTTGATGACGGCGATATCTTTAACCTGTTCTTCTTGTTGCTTAGGCTTAGCAAGGAGTTTATTAAATGCTTCATCAGTAAGAGTTGGGTCAAGTTTCTGCATCATCCAGCGCTTAATCTCAGCTGGTTCGAATACCTGGTGTGGATCATCAGTAAGTATTTCATAAATCTGGTTGTCTTTCTGACCAACTTCCATCTGTTTCTGCTTGATAGTAGTATCAAGTTGTACATGGGCTTCCCATTCGCCGCCGTACTCCCAAGGATCGAAGTCTTTGAAGAACACGCCATTCTTACCGACAATACGCATTGCAGTTTCTTTGGTGACAAATATTTGTACCATTTTGAAGATAATAGTACCGAGCTGAGCATAGCCTTCGTTCTCAAGGTTCTGTAGCTTAGTAGCAAACCGCTGTTGAGCCTGCTGTAGCTGTGTTGATACTTCAGTAGCAGTTGTACGGCTATTTCCTGTTGCACCACCCTGGACGGCTGCGTCTGCGGCTGTGGCACGACGCATACGTTCCATAATACGATCTTCTTTGTTATCTATGTCAGTAGACAGTTGAGGTCGTTCAAGCGCACCCATAGCGTTACGAGGGATTGGGTAGACTGCACCAGGTATAGTTTCAATCTCTGGTGCTAAGTCTGCAAACTGTGGGTCGATCCAATACATAGGAGTATTTTGGTAAGCATTGTTGTCAACCTGCATAGATTCATAATCATTTAACAGTTCAGCATCATAGATAAGTAGTGCCATCTCACCTTCAGCATAGAATTGTGAGCTATCAATGTAATCTCTGAGGACAACATAAGGTAGGAATGGTTCAATTTCATCAAGTTTCTGTTCAACTTCCATTGGTGGTAGTGGTGGAGCAGATGGGTCCATAGAACCTGTTGGGTCGTCAACCATGACTTTTTTAGTCATTTCTTCACGCTTACACCAAGTTTCTTCGTCGTAGATAAATTCCTTGCGGTTTCCAACCTCATAGATGCGGCCAGTCATAAGATCATGTAATTGGATAACGTGAACCTGGCGCTTAGTAGCTTCATCACCAAGAGTAGACCCAGAGAACGCATCTTTCATTGCCTTGTCCATGCCCTTGTTGTCGCCACTATCTTTGCCTTTAGCGGTATCAAAACCAATCGTTGCTAGATTCTTATAGCGTGGAACCCAAGCAGCTTTATCAGCATCATATATCTTCTCGCGTTCAAGAACAGTTTTATCTTGCAAGTATTCATAGCCAGCATAACGAGCTGGAGTAAGTGTATGGACTAGCCCATTACTGGCAGGATCAACGAAGAAGTCCCTGAGAGGGATATTAAAGATAAATGGCTTGCCTTTTTTCCATTCAACACCAAGGATACCAGTACCGTAGAGAAGCATGTCTCGTACCCATTGTTGGTTCTTGAGGCCGATGTTATTACACACCATGTAGTAGTCAAGCATTTCATTGAGTATTTCAGTATCATTTGATTGTTCTTCGTTGGTCTGTACGAAACTGAACGTAGGGTTTCCACCAGCGATATTAGCTACTAGTGTTTCGATAATAGTGTGAGATTCACGGATAACAGGATCAGATACGCCTTCGTAGTTTCGAATAACGCGCTGTCCTTTATAAACTTTAAAATAATTATCCCAGTTAGTACGATGTCCAGTGTCGATATACTTCTTAGCATCATCATACATCTTCAAGACTTGTTCAAGAGTGAGTCTACCCTCGGCGTCGGCTTGTTTTGTGCGCTGCTCTTGCTGCCTTTCGTCTTCTGACGGCTTCGACGTTTCCTGTCCGTATGCTGGTTCCTGCGGCGATTTCTTCAAGGCTGGTTCTACTACTGGTGGCATTTTTATTTCTCTTTATAGGTTTAGATATGTTTTCTTTTGCGTATTCAGCATTCACTGAATTGAAATCCGTCATTTGTAAAGCGATTGCCTTAGCGATTACAGTGTCGTCGTACATACCTTCTTGGGCGTTTGTGTGACCCTGATCATCACGGACGTATGTCATACATTCACGAATGAATACTATGTCCAAGTCAATTATATCATTATCGCGAATGGCTTGCACTAAATTGTTAATGATTATAGGCTTGGTTTTTCGGTTTGTCTGCCATCCCATCAGTGCAGTACGTTCCTGGAACTGCTGTTCTTCAGAGGTTTTACGCATGTATAAGTTTCGGTAGAATTTATTGCGCAGATGCTGGACAGTAGTGAGCCCGTGGTTATTAACCTCGACACCCACCAAAGCAGTACCGTAGAACGTTCCGATATTGAACGTAACACCACCGAGTAAATCAGGATCTATATGGCCGCGCCAGCGAGCAACAGTCTTTAAATCACTTTGACGCGTGACATCTATAGCTGAGTAGTCATTCTTCTTTTCTGAGCTTTCAGTGTTGAGGATACCCTCAGAAACATCTACACCAATACAATACTTCTCATTCTTCTCTGGCAAATCCCAAATCTTGAGTGGAGTTGGGTCTTGGTCTTGGAATGTTTTTGGAACCTCATTGAATATATATTTTTGTTCAGATGTCTCATCAGGGTTGCGAACAACTTCGCCAAACATAGGCGGTTCAGTCTTGAGCGACGACTGAGCAAACTGTTCCATCTTGACAAGCGCACCAATGTCGAATACAGGGCGTCCACTAGATAGGAAGGCTTCCATGTCGTCCTTAGGGTACTCCTGGTAGAACTTCTTAGGATCAGAGCGGAACTCTTTCTTCTTCTCTCGCCTCCACATAATCTTACGATTATAGCTGGCGATTGGGTAGCCCTTCTCTTTAAATATATCTATAAGACCTTTTTCTTCTTCGTCGTATATCATCACATCATCAGCAGGGAATTCGTATTCAGAGTGTTCATGCCAAGCAAAGAACAGAGGCTTAAAGGCAGATTCACCCTTCTTAGCAAACTGCCATTCATCATAAAAGAATCCACCAACACCATTCGCGGTGCTCTCCAAGAAAGCGAACGTATTACCCGCCATAGGAATAGCCTGGATAGCACTAGATACCACATCAGCCTTAGCTTCCCAGAAGGCAACTTCGGAGTTAGATACTACGCCTGATGGTGTTTCAAAATTATGGTCAGGATGGCCTATCTCTATATCATAAGTTTCTGCTGTTTCGAATACACCAACTGACTTAACTCGGACAAAACATTGGCCATCTATAAATTTGTACTTAGAGCTTTTCCCGTTACAGAACGAATTAGTCCATATCGGCTTAGAGGGTACCCCATATCGTTCGCGCTCTGAGTAGTGAAGTGACCCATGGACACCGCGCATATCGCCAATGCGGTTTATATTGCGAGCTATCTTCTCATGAATACTTGGCGCTCGTTCTCGCTGTGCATCGGTTTTACTACCATCGCCATCCATATAACCTCGGTAGATGCCTTTAAAGAAACTTTGATTACCAAACAGAGGAACATGTTTATCCGATACTCTACCACACAGCTCATTCAAAGCATTGGCCATGAACACACTACTAAACACACTACGCTTTCTATTACCCTCAATAATATATTTTGGAGCATTGGGGAAGAATTTGTTGATACTCTCACAGAATTTCTCTGTTGTTTCATAGGTAAAAGTAATTCGTCCAAGTTTTTTATCAATATGTCCTTCTGCTAAGTAATAGCCTACTAGATAGCCAAAGTCTTCATTAAGCATGAACCTTTCTGAAGATTGACGGCTTGTACCCCCGTTCTGGGGCCTAGGAAGTAGGGGAAGATCAAAAGCCCACATCTCTTTATGTTCGAAACTATATTTTGGTTTAGCTATCCAGTCTTTAGAAGTTATATTAGAGAGTTTTTTGTAACCGTCCTCAGTAAAAATTTTATGGTCTGCGCTAGCTATTATAGGTTCATTTGCCATCCAAGTATTGAGCTTATAAGTCTTCTTAACCCCAGTCATTGTTTTAGCGGTCACAGGAGCTATAGCACCAGAAGATGTAAAGACTTTATCTCCTAACACAATGTCTTTGATTGGTTTAGAAGCTCCATCTGCTAAAACAACTAAAGAGTCTTTATGCAAACACCCGTGGAAGAAGTGGATGGTAGCAGAACGCCCCTTGCCCTCTTTTGCTACAAGCGTCTGGATCTGACTACTTAGTCCTGGTGATTTATGGAGTTGTCCACAGCTCTCTGGGCTGGTGCAAGAAGCAATATGTTCTTTAATTTGATCCTTGACATTTTCCTCAACATCAAATACCAGCTCTTTCTTGGTGTTATATTTACGCCTCGGCTGGAAAGTAGGATGACAGTTGTCGAAGTATCTCTTAAACATTTCATAAAGGTTCTCAGAAGCCTTGACCTCATGCGCAATAATTACTGTCTTGATGTTCTTATGCGTCGTAGTCCACCAGAAACCGAGTGCTTCTATGACGGTAGACAAGCCCATCTGACGAGCTTTCAAGATAATATAGCGAACTGGCTTTCCATGCGCTATATCGTCTACCACCCGCTCCACAAGCATCTGCTGAGCCCAGTTAGGCTTAAAGGGAACTATAGTACCGCTGATCTTGTCCTGAATCATCAGGTTACGTTCACAGTAAATATAGAAATCAGCCGCTATCACCTTAATTGCAGCTCTTAATTGGTCAGTAGGCCCAAGGCTTGGGTAGTTTTCTATCCGACTTCTTACCAGAGTTCTTGTGTCTTCGGCGAGTTCTTGGGCCATTTGTTCGTCCTTTTCTGAGTTAGCTTATCTTGGGGGTATTTATCGTTAAATTCGTCCTTGACATCTTCTATTTTTCTAGTCATGTTAAATTTATCAGGCTGAGCCTCTGCAAGCATAGCCCAAGCCATTATACTTGGCGCCTGGTCAAGTGCTATTTGTATGAAGTTACTGAGATTATCAATATCCTTAGCAATCTTGACGTACTTAGGCGGCAACCAAATGCCTACACGCTTCCCAGAAACGAGAGGTTTCGGCCTTGACATTAGAACGCTGGTTTCCCAGCCTCCTCAATTACTTCAGTCTCTACAGGATTTGGGTAGTGCAGCTTAAAGGTAGCACTACGCCAAGGATTATTGACCTTGCTTTTAATTATTGTAGCGGTGACTTCGTGGCCGAGGTAGATATGTCTTTTTGCACCCTGCTTAGCAACAGGATAGCGAGCTGATTTGGTCGTTTTAAGCTGAATAAGTAGGCTAGCAGCGTATGGGACTGCGTTCCCTCCAGGCGTATATTTTTCGGGGTAATAGGTTCCAATTTTGTCCCTCTCTTGGTTAATTATTACAAATGCAGTGTTGGTCCGTTTAAAGTCCATCTGCGTCATGTGTATCATTTTATGTGTGAAGAAGGCTTTTTGTCCAATATTCCTATCAGTCAACTTGCCCTCAGTCTCGGCCTTCGTAGTAGTACTGGCCAGTGAATCAAAGATGACCATCTCATAATCACCAGAAGAAGCGGCCTTCTTAATCACTTCTACAATATCCTCCATGTCGGCAGAACCATTGTACAAATGGAATTTGGTAGCATCGAGCTCCAGATTAGCTAATAGTTCAGGGTTCAGGGACGCCTCAGAGTCGATGTAAAGCACCTTCTTGTCGCTGAGCCCCTTTATCATATTCAAGCACAAGGTCGTCTTACCGACTCCATATGGCCCCTGGATCTGAGTAATACGCCCACGAGGTATCTGCGTCAGCGCATCAAAGTCAGATATACCAGTAGAAATCCAATCTACCTTGGCGACCCCCATCTTAATAAAAGCATCAAGGTTTTTCTGGCGATCATAGGCTTTCTTAACAAGGGTAGGAGTTAAACGCGCCTTCCCACCAAGAATAGTTGAACCGAAAAGGTCCTGTGGGCCGAGCTCGATACCCTGAGCAGCCTTAACACGACAATTCGTAGAACAGAATTTAGCAGTTGATCGCTTAGCATCAAACTCAACATGGTCATACTCACAATTTTTAATCATCGGCATGATCCAGTAGCATTTGCAGATAATTCATAGTATCCGACAATCGCCTGTTAGGTTGCTCTACGGCCAAATCTTCCAAGTATGCAACAGTAATCTCAATTGCATTAAATGTCCTATCATTCATTGGTAATTCTGTACCCACTTTTCAGCTCCTTAGCGTAAATTGTTAATGCTCTTAGCGTAAATCCTTAGCGTAAAAATAGCAAGCTCTTAGCGTAAAGAATCGCCTTAGCGTAAATGATAAATCGACAGGGAGTGAGTATTCACGACCTGGAGAACCCCATAACTGTAATTTTTTTAGAATATTTTTTAGCGTAATAACAGTTAGCGTAAAAAATTAGCGTAAATTAAAATAATTAGCGTAAAAATAATATTAGTTAGAGGGGGTGCGTTGGTACCGTAACGTCTCATTCTATCTCATATACACACCAGCAAGGCGCTCACCTCAGTCGGGACTACCCCCCTACCCCCACCCCCCTGTACTGCCTTGTATCAATGTATCAATAACTTATTAACTTACTACATCATATATGTATGTATATGTATAGTACTACATATAGCGTATACATATAGCACTATGCAATTAAGCGTAACATAACAGGGGTGGCATACGTCGTACAATGTGTAATGTGCGCCATGCATCTTTACGCTAAGGGGTATATATACCCAACTTCTTTACGCTAAGCCCGTATACAGGCTTAGAATGCGTCATATTTACGCTAAGCATTACGCTGATCTTTACGCTAACTATTCTAGTACTGATTCAATAGTGATGTTCAGGTTTTTGTTCTCTGACCTCTGTACAGCCTTGCCCCGTAGGTGTTCAATAGCGAAGTGTGAATTCTTTGTAGCAATGCGTTCGTCCACACTGTTCACCATAACTCCCACCCTCTTAATAGCATCAACTCCTATCTGTTGTAGCTCTGTCTCTATATAATCCAACGGTGTCTCTAGTTCCTCTTTTTTTCGTATTTTCCAAGCCCTTTCACCTTTATTCAATATAGTTGGTGTTTGAACTGCTACGGCTTTACTACCATTACCCTCTGACAACTCTAGTGCTTTGAATTGTGCAATAACTCTTGGTGTTATTCTGTTGTATTGCCTGGGCTTCTTAGATTCTATACTCATGTAATGATTATACCACCATCAAGTATAACCACCAGAACATCGCGTTATGAATATCTGTCACCTGCTATTTATGGTGCAACAACTTGTTAAATATCCTTGTTTATTACTCTTATTATACCACGCCTACCCCTGTTACAACAAGTATATAAAAGATTATTCATAAAGTAGTTGACATACGGCCTATAGTTTGCTAATATATAAGTAGTCAATTGTTACACGGCAAGCGACAACAGCAATCAATACAGATCAGCACCAGGCGCAAGCCCTGAAGTACAAAAAGCAAGCTACTGATTACACTGATTGACAATATAGCGGGGCTAGCAGTACTAGTCCCGCGCCATATAAAACTAATAATCACAAAAGGGGATCAAAGTTATGACACAAATTAAAGTAATACACCTATTAGCAAGCGGTACTACTATCGTAGTAAGACGGGTTAAATAATGAACATATTCACAATTAAGCACTATCAAACACCTAATAAGATCATATTTAAAACATTCAAGACTGTTGCATACTTCGGTAGTGCAATACTTTTCGGACAACTAATAATTAAGTAAATAGACAAAGGAGTTATTACAATGAAAAAACGAGACAAAATAGCAGAATACAACAAGTTACACGATAACTACTATATAACAGATATCAAGAAAATGACCGAAGCGGAGATTGAAGGGCGTATAAAATATGGCGCAAGATCACTAGATGACTGCTACAAGAGTTACAGCAACCAAAAACGGTCAAGCTACCAGGCTATATTGAACACCTATGAACCTAGAATACTAGCAGTTACAGGATCAAGTTTTAGCTATAGCGTGCTACTTATGGCAAGTAATAACGATATGCTACTGATAACCAAAAGCAATAATTACCTGATAGAAAGGGTTCAATCATGAGTATGTATCTAAACTTTGAACCACATTCATGGTATAGGGGTTTTGCAATAGAAAAGACAGGTATAAGTCATAATGACATTACTAACTATCCCTATAATGCTTATACCGATGATGGTAATACGTACACTATTGTAGAATTGCATGCAACAACATTAAAGCAATTAAAACAATCAATAACAAATTACAGGAGTAAATAATCATGAGCAAGCGTAAAACTCATTTTGAAATGACAAAATATATCGGAAGTTGTGGATATTTTGCGACGGCTGGTAATTGTACAAAAGACAAAACAACCGTAACATGCAAAATTTGTAAAGATTTAATAAGCATAGGCAAGGAGTAAATAGCCATGAAAATATCAATTGATCTTACAGAAAGTGATCTATATGAGTTGGTAAAGGGTGAAAGTTTTGACTGGAGCTATGAAAGCGATACAGGCGAAATGGTGCAAGTTCATTTATACAATGAGGAGTTTATAAAATGACATATATATTACAAGTAAAGCGTTTTAACGACTTAATGCTGTTAAGAAAAAACTATGCAATGGTTATGACGTTAGGCAACGGGTCAATGGTAGATGAACCACGCAAAAATGGCTATGTGGTATACGGAGACAATTTTGCAAAATGGTATTCAAACATTAAACAGGCAAAATTAGAATTAGAAAGTAGGATAGTATCATGACAAGACGCGACTATGAACTACTGGCAACAGGCTTTAATAAAGCATTAAATACCTGGACGCCTGATACGCAAGGACGCAAGGACTGTATTTATGCTATACACGATGCAATTATGACCATCGGGGATGCATTAGAACAAGACAACAAAGCGTTTGATCGTGATCGTTTTCTAAGGGACTGTGGAATAGAAATTAAATAAATGAGTAGACGTAAAAAGCCATTGCAATATATAGATGATGGTTATAACTGGATAATATTATTAAGTTGTTTATACATCATTGCAAGGGTAGTTATAGAGGTTACAGCATGAAATATACATTACGCCCGTATCAGCAAGAAATGGTCGATCTTGCGGTCAAGGAGCTGAACAGAGACAAGCCCAAGCCGTTTGTGTTACAAGCTGGTACGGGCGCTGGCAAGTCCCTGGTAATTGCGGGCATATGCCATCAATTGCCAGGGAAGACACTAGTATTACAGCCTAGCCGTGAGTTGCTTAAACAGAATTATGACAAGATGCTTTCATACGATATTAAAGACGTCAAAATATATTCCGCGTCACTAGGTAAAAAAGAGATTGGCAACTATGTCATGGCGACAATTGGATCGATATATAAAAAGCCCGAACTATTCAAAGACTTTGAGTATGTGATCATTGACGAATGCGACCTAGTGAACCCTAAAGAGATGGATACGATGTATAAAAAGTTTTTAACTGCTATCGGTTGCAATAATGTTTGTGGCTTGACTGCTACGCCATACAGGACAGTATCAAAATTCTATACTGATGAGTGGGGCGGGTTATTCTACACCGCGCATTTAAAATGTATCACGCGTATAGGCTATCCAACATTTTGGAAAGGTATCAAATATAAGATTGAGACTCAGGAACTTATAGACGATGGTTATCTGTCGCCAATAAAATACTATATTGAACCAAGTGATATATCAAAGCTGAAAGTGAATACCACGGGCGCGGACTTTACAGTGGACAGTCTCGAAGCCTGGGGCGCTGAGAAAGTGGCCAGGATATGTCAGGCAATAGAGTACGCAAGAGACAATCATAAACGAGCGCTGGTCTTCTGTAGTTCACTAAGGCAAGCTAATGCCGTCCTTGACGCATTCTCAGGCGATTCTAGCTACATTCAGTTAGTAGATGGGAAAACACCCAAAAAAGAGCGTGAGGAGGCTGTCAGGCTATTCAAAACAGGCGATAGACCCGTCATGTTGAATGTCGGCGTGTTCCTGGCTGGGTTTGATGTTCCAGAATTGGATTGCATTATTTTTGCACGGCCAACACTAAGCCTTAGAGTTTGGTATCAAGCAGTCGGGCGTGGTGTCAGGTTAGATCCTGGAGCGCCAGAGAAAGTGCTACATGTTTATGATCTGGCGGGGGTTACTGAATCATTGGGGCGCGTGGAGACTATTCAAGTACGGAGAGAGGCCCACGGGTTCAGAGACGAGGTGTGGTCAGAACGTGGCAGAATGGACGAGACTCCACTTTTTAATTGGTTTGTTAAGAATAATAAATTCAAAGGAGTAAAGAATGCTTAAAACGAAAACATTTAAGGCCGTTTTTGAAGTGTTGGAGACCAACCGCAAATCACCAACGAACCCTGTAAGTCCACGGGACAGTGATCACGAGTTGTTAATACAATTCTTGCAACTGCATATGGGTATGGGGTTAAATCAAAAGCAGATAGACAAGATGCGTCAAATTAGTTTTGAGAGTATCACCCGTTGTCGGCGCAAGCTACAAGAAAACGGGGAGTTCTTGCCATCACCAGAAATAGCTAAAAAAAGGAGATTAAAAAGCTATGAGATACAACAGACTGCACCAAATGAATCATCCGCTGGGATACAACGGCGCATTGAGGAGAATAATTAGAGATCCTTTGGCCATTCTAAGCATTATTGCATTGACATACTGGTTAGTATTTATGTTTTCGTTTAGTGTTCAGAAATGGACGATAGACACCACATATAGGGTTGTTGTAAAACTGGATGGCCAGGTGTATGCTGAAAGGAAGTTTTAGTGCTTCAAACCTAAAACTCAAATAATTAAAAATCCCCGTAGGATTAGTACGGGGTTAGTGCTTCACCATCAACTGTAGCATCAACCCCTAAAACTTGTCAAGCGGATAAGTAAGAGAGGGTAGAATGTCAAAATCAATATCAATGGACTTTGAGCTAGCAAAAGAGCTAGGGTTAGCACCAGCGCTGGTGTTTAACGAGTTAAGCTTCTGGTGCACCAGGGGCAAAAGAGAAGATGGTTGGGTTTATAAATCTTATAAAGAAATGATGGGTAGATTGCCATTATCTGAAAGCACCATAAGAAGATCCTATAATGTTTTAATAGCAGCTAAATTGATAGAAACTAAAGTAATGAAAGTGGACGAAAAGCCTACTTTTCATTACAAATTGACCGAAACTATAGAATCAGCCAAATTGACTGGTACTATAGAATCAGCCAAATTGACCGAAACTATTAATACAGTAATTAACAACAGTAAGAGTGCACCAAAACAAAAAGAAGAGAATCCACCAAAACAAAAAGAAGAAGAATTATTACTTTTGGTGAATAAGATTACTGGAAGGAATTTCAGAGTTTTTGGAATTAAGAGTGGAGTAAAGAAATTACTGAATACTTTTTCTATGGTGGAAATAGAATCCGCACTTTCCGCGCTCGCAAATGATGATTGGCATAAAGATAAAATTAAAACATTCAGTGTTGATTATTTTATTAGATCCACGACAATAGACCGATTCTTGGAGATCCACAACAAAAACAATTACCGCGACCCGCGAGTGTGGGGAGACAAGAATGTCTAAAAAAGTAAACCTAGGTGGCCAGATTGTTTACCTGACTGACTTTGATGCTGAGACCGATAAACTCTCTAAAGATTACGGGCGTACAAATCTCTATAGTTTTGGTTCAGTTGATTTAGATAATTACATGTTTGGTGGGTATGGTCGTAGGAATGGTTATGAAATTGTAGTTCTCTTTGGTGATACGGGTATTGGGAAATCAACCGTAGCTTTGAACATGATTGCTCCAGCAGTTGTCGATGGCGCTAAGGTAGGTTTGCTTATGCTGGAGGATGATGGCGCAGATGTTAATGCGAAGCTACAGAGAATTATGGGTAAAAATGTTTTAGGGGAACACAGAGAACAAATTCACTTTACCCCCCAGGATGTAGTGGACGGAGAAAAACTTTGGGGACTGGAGGATCTACTGGTGCTTATTGAAAAATGGTTCACACAACGCAAGATAGACATCTTGGTGCTTGATCCTATCCAGTTTGCATTTGAGTCAGCGGTATCCATCAAAGGGGAGAATGAATATATCTCTCAACGTATTTTTATTAGAAAAATAAATTACTTGATGCGAAAACTCAATAAAACAATTATCTTGGTAAGCCACACAGCTAAAAACACCCAGGCCAAAGGCATGGGGCGTATTATTGGTTCCAGTGGTATCGCGGCTGGTGCAACAAAAACCATTGAGATTAAAAAAGATAAAGAGGGATACCTTTTTCTAAGGTTGTGGAAATCCAGGTTTACAGCTACGCCAGAGCATGAACGAGTATTTTCATTTGATGATAACCATAAATTCAGTAGACAAAATTAAGATATGAAAGGAGATTACCCCGATGATAATTTTACAGAAACAGACGTCCTCAGATGTCTTGAACAACAAGGATTGCAATATAAAAACGGCCAGAGGTATATCCTCAGCCAGTGTCCACTGCACGATGACGCAAGTCCCTCGGCGCAGATATTCAAGGATGATTGGTTCGTTCTCTGCCATGCGAATTGTGAGGGTGGGAGATTCCATATCACCAAAGCGTTCCCCGAACTACGGAACTCTCAAAGAGGTGGGGAAGGTTCAGGAGTTTATTCTAGTAGATCCCCGATCATTTCTAAGGCCAATAAAGTGATTACCTACAAAACATTCGACCAGATGGCGTACTGGAAGACATTGCCACTGATTCCTAGGACTCACCAATTCAAGAGTATTCCTTTGGAGGTTCTTGACGATCTTGGTTGGCGCTGGGTAGCTGAAAAGAAAAGTTACTACCTACCCTATTTCAACATGTACAAAACTCAAATACCCTTCAGCCAGCTCAGGCACTTGGAGGGGGATCGCCGTTTCACATTCTTAAAAGATGCTAAACCAATTGCCTATGGCCTCTGGAACTTAGACAATCCTAAGCTGTTTATTGTGGAGGGCGCAAGTGATTGTGCAGTCATGCAAACGTGTGGAGTGCCATGGATAGGCATGCCAAGTGCATCGTCAGGAGCCATATTAAGCGGTCTGGCGGGTTATTGTAAGAAAAACGATATAGTACTGGTATTTGCTGGTGACAACGACTCAGCAGGCTTAGGATTGCTTAAAAGCATTGAAGGAATTGTCCCATATCGCATTAAGCAACCACGAGCACCTTACAAAGATTGGGGAGACATGTACGAAGCCGAGGGCATAGAGTCTGTTCGTGACTATTGTTTTTCAGAATTATTTGGAGTAGTTCCAGAAGTAGAAATATTAAAAGTTGAAGAAGTTGAAAATAATAAGCCAATGACATTGTTTAATCAGGCTATGGAGGTATTCCCTGGCAGTAAAGAATTAAAGATTGTTGATGCAACAAACAGTAAGGAGCAATTTGATGCACCAACAGTACTATTTTAACTTATGCACAAGTGTTTCAATAATCCACTTGACATATGTCCTATGGTTTGATAATGTAAAAGGAATGAAGTAAGGAGCATTATGAAAGAAAATATAAGTGACCTAATAGATCCGAAAGCATACAAAGATCCTAAATTCAAGAAAGGATTAGTTCTGAAGTTTTCGGAAGCTACTATTCGTATAACGCGGGTAGATCGTAAAAACGAAAAGACTTGGGGCGAGCATATAAAATTAGTAAATAATAATAAAGGCTTCAGCCATTACGAGCATCACCTTGATTCTACATCCGATATGTTAAAAGAATATGGCGTACCGTACTGTTCCGACTGTGAGATACCAGTCAGTGAAATGGCAAATAATGTCGGCCACAAAAAGGCTCAAGACAGAGAGGATGCTAGATTAAGTGATGGAACAATTATCGAGGATGAGGAACAAATAGCATGAGTACACTAGACGAAATTAAAGAAGATTTAATCAACCTAAGAGATGACGCACCAGTATACCCACTCTGGACTATTGGAGATATTAAGGCTCTCGTAGCAGAAGCAAGGATTGATGAAGTTCATCTAGCTATATCAGATTTCCATGTAGTAACTAGAACTAAAGACAATTACCTAACTTTCCTAAAGGGTCGCCTAAAGCAACTCATGGAGAACAAATAGCATGAGTGAATACCCAAACTTTAGATGGTGGCAGTTCATAAAGAAACGTAGGTTTGCAAAAAGCATGAGTTATTTTAGTTCTGGTGAAAGAGTAAAAATAACTAACGGTACTAAGTTTACCGATGACTTAACAATAGATGCCTGGATAAAGCCCAAACTCAAGGAGGACAAATAGCATGAGAACACTAGACAAAATACTTGAACAAGCATTTACGGACGGGCAGAGCGACACCATGTGGCAAAATGAAAGACACATTGAGATATTTGCTACCGCTAAAGCAGAAATCGAAGCTCTCATAACAGAAGCACGGATAGATGAGCTAATAAAATTCGTGGAAACACTTGGGGAGCAAGACCCCTATGAACCACTTGGAGGTACACCTAGGCAATATGTTGAGGGCAAACTTAATGACCGCCTAGCCGAACTTAAGGAGAAAAAATGAGCAACAATAAAGACTTAAACGCCAGTATAAAGATGATGTTTACCTTAGTCATAGGACTTACAATAATGTTCTTTATGGCTGTGGGTGGGCTAATAGTCTGGGTGATAGTGAAATGAGTGATAAGACTATATCCGAGAAGATTAGACAAAAAAAGCATGCAATAGCAATGTATAAGTATGACGTTTGGGGTGGTAGTGCTTGGGGCAATGTCCAAA